ATGAGCAAACGGGGAGCCGAGATCGTGTGTCCAGAAATGGACCAGGTCCGACGATTATTCTCATCTGAGAATTGCGTCACAGAAGTTGACATTGCTGCCATAATCAAATCTCCAAGATTGATGATAAACCCAGTATTGGGTAGAAGAATTCTACTTTCGTAGGTCCTTCTTGAAGTTAGTAAGCAAGGCCGCTGCATCTAGCAGCTTGCCCTGGTCTAGCTTCACATTTAGTTGCGGAGTATAATGAAGGCGACCAAGCGGGACTCTCATTCTAAGAGAACTCTTGGAGGTGTTTACGTATGAAACACCATACGGGGACACTGCATTGGCTCCTGAGCCTAGTGCAATGTTTGTCGGTACTGCCCTGCTTTCTTCCTCAAAGAGGTAATTAACACAAGAAGTCTGCGCAACGGCTGAAGAGGCTGCCCTCGAGGCCGCGAGCGTCGTTCCAACGTTAACGATCCAGTCAGCAACAAAACTAAAAGGAATTAACTCCCATAGAGTGTTGACCGGAGACACCATTACGTTTACATACCTTGTATCGTAACGAATGCCAGCAGAAGCATAAACGCTAAGCTTCCTTTTGATGGTACACACGTCAGTCCATTGACAGTAATAACCACCATAGGTGCTTTGGTTCTCGATTTCGTTTTCGACGATTTCGAGCGGAGCCGAGTGACCAAGAGCTATCTCATAGGTCCAAGGCTCCTTCCAATAGTCGACGAAATTCTGGATATCATAACCCAGAATACGCCAACCATAGCGCCATTCTAACCTAGCTGAAGCTGCCGCTTTCGCAGTGCTCCAACCCCCTTTAAGACCCTCTCGTAAGAGGGCCAACGCCGATTTACGTATGCCTAAGACCATTTTCACCGTCTTGTGCGCTTCTGACAAAGTAGTCAGAGCGTCAAGTTGGGGTGCAATGTCAGCATACGCTTCTTGCTGGAGTGCTCGGATATTGATGTTTTGAGACATCGATCCGATCTTCGCTATGCATCCTTCCAAGGATTTGCCAGCGAGGGCAACCGCGCCATCAGAGGCGGCCTGGGGTCCCACAGTAATAGTACTATACTTGGGATTAGGACCTTTGTTTGTACCCGAATAGAACCCCACGGGGCGATCATATGTATGATCCCACCGACAATAAGAGTTCATCGGCAAAAGTCCACCGGTGTTACGGATCTTCTTCCAGTCCTTAGTTTCGGACGCGGAATAGGATCCTGAACGCACGTTAGTGTCCCTAACTACCGTTGAATTGGCAGGGGGGGTACCGGTTCCAGAGATCTTCGTATTAGTAGTGGTAGCCACCACCGTACGAACGGGGAGGCTGTAGTTTTCTGCAGCCATTTTACGACTCCATAAGAATATGACAACAAGCCGCAACGCAAGTTGCCGTTTCGAGGTCAAATGACACCGCTTACGCGGCCGACA